GAGAAAAGGGAGTTCATCGAATGTCATCACTATACCTAAGAGAGAATCTAACTTTTAACGAAGCCAGATTGCAGATCTTACACGAGAACGAAGGTAAAGATTTGTACATGAAAGGCATCTGCATTCAAGGTGGGATTAAAAATGCTAATCAGAGAACGTACCCAGTGTCCGAGATCGCGAAAGCGACCAAAACACTGAACGATCAGATCAGCTCAGGATACTCTGTGTTGGGTGAAGTGGATCATCCCGATGATTTAAAGATTAATTTGGACCGTGTGTCACACATGATAACAGAGATGTGGATGGATGGACCAAATGGATACGGTAAGATGAAAATCCTACCAACACCAATGGGTCAACTTGTCAAAACTATGTTGGAATCAGGTGTGAAACTAGGCGTTTCAAGTAGAGGAAGTGGAAACATGTCCGAGTACGGGAACGGTGAGGTTTCAGACTTCGAGATCATCACAGTGGATGTTGTGGCCCAACCTTCGGCACCAGGTGCTTACCCCACGCCAATTTACGAACACCTAATGAACACAAAGGGTGGTAACATGGCAAAAGGTTTGGCGGCAGAAGTTAGAAATGACCCGAAAGCACAGAAGTTCCTCAAAGAGGCGTTAACAAACATAATAAAGGACCTAAAATAATGATTGATGCAATATCAAAATTGGTTGAGTCTGGAGCGATATCAGAAGATGTTCAAAAAGGCATCCAAGAAGCTTGGGATTCTAAGATCAAAGAAAACAAAGAAACAGTGGGTGCGGAATTAAGAGAAGAATTCGCTCAAAGATACGAACATGACAAGTCAAACATGATCGAGGCCATCGACAAGATGATGGGTGAGAAGTTATCTGAAGAGATCTCTAAATTCGTGGAAGACAGAAAAGCACTTGCACAAGAAAAAATCGCCTACAAAGAAAACGTAGGCAAACACTCTGCTAAATTGGAAAGTTTCATACTTAACAAATTATCAGAAGAGTTGAAAGAACTACACGGCGACAGAAAAAATGTTCACGAAAACTTCAAGAAGATGGAAGAATTCGTTGTTGGTGCTCTTGCAAAAGAAATCAAAGAGTTCCATGAAGACAAAAAAGGCGTTGTGGAAACGAAAGTCAAACTAGTAGCCGAGGCCAAAAAACAAATGGCCAAGATGAAAGAGGCTTTCATAACAAGATCTGCTAAGGTTGTAGAGTCTGCTGTAAACAAAAAACTTGCTGAAGAGTTAAAATCTCTCAAGGAAGACATCACAGCGGCGAGAACAGTGAACTTTGGCAAGAAAATATTCGAAGCGTTTGCTTCTGAGTACCAGGCATCTTACTTAAATGAGAAATCTGAGACTTCGAAGTTGATGAAAATTGTGGATGAAACCACAATGAAGTTAAAAGACGCGGAGAAGGCTATCGAAGAGAAACAGGCGGTGATTGAGTCGAATGAAGCGAAGTCCAAAAGACAAGCTGACTTGATGGAACGTAAGGAAAAGATGGCCGAGATGCTCAATCCGTTGGGCAAAGAGAAGAGTGAAGTGATGGCGCAGTTGTTGGAATCAGTTTCAACCGCTAAACTTGAAGCATCATTCAACAAGTATCTACCACACGTGATGGCTGACAAAGCAGTTGCAGGGACTACGAAAGTTCTTTCTGAGAGCGGCGGCGACAGAGCACAAAGGGAAGATGCTGACTTAACAAATATCCGTAAATTAGCGGGTATATAACAACTAAACTAAAGGAAGATTACAAATGTCAGATATATTTGAATCAAAATGGGGCGAAACTAAAGCCGCTCTTACAGAAGGTTTAGCTGGTAACAAAAAGAAGACTATGGACGTTATCTTAGAGAACACAAAAAGATATTTGTCAGAGCAGTCTACTGCTGGTGCAACAAGTGCCGGTAACGTTGCTACGTTAAACAGAGTTATCCTACCAGTAATCAGAAGGGTTATGCCTACTGTTATTGCAAACGAAATCGTTGGTGTACAACCGATGACTGGTCCCGTAGGACAAATTCACACACTTAGAATAAGATATGCAGACTCAGTTGCGTCAAACACGACAGCAGGTGAAGAAGCACTATCTCCATTCAAAATCGCGAAAGCATACTCTGGAAACCAGAACAACTCTACTCCAAAAGCGGCATCAACTGCTTCTTTAGAGGGAACACCTGGTAAGAGATTATCAATCCAGATCTTGAAACAACCGGTTGAAGCCAAGTCTAGAAAATTATCAGCTAGATGGACGTTTGAAGCGGCTCAAGATGCACAAGCACAACAAGGTATCGATGTAGAAGCAGAAATCATGGCGGCATTAGCTCAAGAGATCACTGCAGAGATCGACCAAGAAGTGATTGGATCATTAAGAACATTAGCTGGAACGGCTAGTGAGACTTTTGACCAAGCGGCAGTATCTGGTACAGCTACTTTCGTTGGCGATGAACATGCGGCGTTAGCTGTTCTTGTTAACAGAGTTGCAAACCAAATCGCAACAAGAACTAGAAGAGGCGCTGGAAACTACGCGGTAGTATCTCCAACAGCTTTGACTATTCTTCAATCAGCTACAACTTCAGCGTTCGCAAGATCAACTGAAGGTACATTTGAAGCTCCTACAAACACTAAGTTTGTTGGAACACTAAACGGTGCTATGAGAGTATACGTTGACGCTTACGCGGCAGACGACACATCAGTACTTGTTGGTTACAAAGGTGCAAGTGAGGCAGACGCTCCAGCGTTCTATTGTCCTTACATACCTTTAATGTCTTCAGGTGTTGTACTTGATCCAGCTACATTCGAACCAGTTGTTGGTTTCTTAACAAGATACGGTTACGTTGAATTAACGAACACTGCATCTTCACTAGGAAACGCGGCGGACTACGTAGGATTAGTAGCGATCACAGAAAGTAACTTAAAATTCAAATAAGCCCAGCTTATTTTATTTTCAATCAAGGGCGGCTTTATGTCGCCCTTTTTTGTGACTGTGGTTTCGTAAAGCACACACTTAACAATTTTTTCCCACAGTCGTACCAGTCGCAGACCAAATGTTGTAGTTTTATTCTCACACAAGACTTCTAAATAATTCTGAGTTCCGGGAGGGACTCATAATCAAAGGGAGGTCCAACTATGGATATCGCAATGAAGATAAAAGGATGGGCGAAGGCTCTTGCTGACGTGGGTGTTTCACTCATAGCGTTAGGGATCGTTTTAGAAATCCTTTTCAAAGGACAGAACGTTCCGTTCTGGCCAAACGTTTCCGTGATAGGAAACATACAAGGCGTACTGCAAGGCTTTTCAGACCAAGGTCTGATTGGTTTAGTGGCGGTATGGATTTTATATCATATCTACAACAGAAAATAATATAGATCTTACCTGACCATTGAGGGTGGTGTGACTGTCGTCTGGATTGTGTCACATCTCCCTCTTTTTCTTTGTACTTTACACATCTCAAATTTTAATAAATACACACAGTTCAAACGTGCTCGCACATCTGGTGTGAGACTTATGCGGATAAAACCGCGTAGCCAGGAGAACTGGCATTGGACTCCTTTAAAGGAGAAAACAAATGGGAAGACCAGTAAAGAAAAGTAGATTTGGTAGCTCGGCGGGTGATTTTGAAGTCACTGGTGCGTTCGCCACAGGAACAACTCAACCAGACGGATCAGGTGCTGAAGCGGTATCAACTGCCTCAGGCAACTACATCATTTCACAGAGATCAAGTAAGCAGTTCAAAGTGAACTTCACATCTGCGGATGGATCAACAAGGTTGGAACAGGTTCTAACTCTGAATCCAGTTGCACCAGGGTCATTGACGAACGGTGAATTCTGCATACAGATCATCTTAGATGACTCTACTGTGGCATACGCAGAGAGAATCTACAACAAAACGGTACACTACAAAACAGCCGGTGGTACTGTGGGTTGGACGAAATACTCATTGAGTTCTGAAGGCGCTGACGAAGGTGCAGGTGCAGATTCAATTGGTCAAATCGACACAATCTAGTACACCTAACGTGCTTTTATGGGGGAGTCACACGCTCCCCCATTCACAACATAAATAATAGCAAATGGCAAAGACTCTCAGAACATCAGGTGACTACACAGTAAAAGCGGGTGCTGGATACGATTCAGGATCAGGCTCGAACACCATACAACTTGATGCGAGATACGTAAGGATCCCAGGTGATCTCACGATAGAGGGCACACAGACTGTGGTTGACTCACAGACCCTGACAATAGAAGACCAGTTCATTGAAGTCAACAGGA